GTCTCCAGTTGCACGTTGAACCCCTCGGCGGCGTGGACGACGATATCGCCGCCATCGGTCAGCAGCCGCAGCGTGAAGCGGATGCCGGGCTTCGTCGGATCGGCAAGCGTGCGAGTCTCCGTGGTGATTGACACCATCTCGCAAATCGAAAGATCGTCCACGACTTGAATCGTTTCGCCATCGCCTGGATCATCCAGCTTCTTCGGACCTTCGTACAGGTCGTTGTGGACTCTGTGGCTCATGAGGAACATTCCTTTCGGAAAGAGGAACAGGACGCGGGGTACGCGCCCAGAGGTACATGAACAATCGGTCTCCGTGTTTTACGCTGCCGCCTCCAGTCCGGCCGTGGTTCCATCGGACGAAATCGTGAACGCTTTCCAGCTTGTCGCCGATTCGCAGATGGCAACCACCATTTGGCTCGCCGCTACGGCAGACTCGGCAGCCGTCCCGGTCCCGCCGTTGATTCCGACTGTCGCAGGCGCACTGGTTCGCAGTTCTCCTCCCGTCGTCGCCCCGGCGATGATGACGACCTTGCCCGGCTTCGGACTGGGCAGAATCAGGATGTGCGTGGCATCGCCGTCCCAGTTGGGAACAACGAACTGGACCAGCAAGTTTTCGCGAAGCGTGCCGGTCCCGCTGCCGTCGTCTGTGGCCGTGGCGGCGACGTAGCCCGGACCTTGTTCGGTAAACGCCCGCAGTAAATCGTTCAGCATTGCGTGGATAGACACAGCAATCCCCTCGTGAAAATGGGTTAGTATGGTGTGGCGGGATACTGCCGGATGATCTGAATTGCCGCGTCGGCACCGGCGGTCGAAACGACGTACAGCTTTTCGATGCCTGGACCCAGGGTGATCGTGCTTCCGTCAGCAATCCACGCCTTCTCGTCTTCCACCGTATTGTCGGCGGTGATTGTCCCGCTCAGGGTCGAGAGCCACGCGGACAATGCGGAATTGGCATCGTCGCTGCCGCGAGAATCTTTTCCGGTGTGGTTGAACGTGTAGGCGTACATCGGCTGGAGTTCGAGCGTGATTTCGGTGGCACCCTTTAGCGAAAACATGCCGAACTTGTCTAATTTGTCCCAGGCCATTTGGCTTCTCCTTGTTAGAGGGTTGTGCCATCTAACGAAACAGCCCCGATGCGTGCCGACCGGAGCCAGTAGTTGGACGTGCTAAAATTCCCGGTTCGTGGTGCGTCCGGTCCAAGCGACGTGGGACTGGACTTCTCCTGGTCCGCACGAATCGCCAGCGGCAGCAGTTCCACGAACCGCTTGTTGTGAACAGCCTCGGCGTCGTCGAGATTGTGTTCCGCCGCCGCCAAACACGCCTCCGTGATGACGGCAGCCAGCGTTTCGCCGCCGACCGGGTACGGATTGTCCGCGTCGATCATCGTCGGACGCAAGATCATGGGCACCCGCAGAATGTAGGCGGCGTCCGGCGCCGGGTAAAACGCAAGCACCTTCCTCGATCCGACCGTGGAGTCAAACTCTACCGTCCGCACCGAGTAGTAGATCGGGCGGTCGAAGTACGGGTCGTCTTGCTGCCACGTCCGAATCGCGCTGTCGTGGCGCATCCGCACCGGCGGGTACAGTTCGTTCTGGTCAGGGTAATAGGTCAGATCGCTGTCGCCGGCAATCGCCTCGAATGACGCATCAAGCGGAATTTCCGGCCGGGCCAACTCGTAGGTCGTTCCAGCGTCAGCATCCAGCGTCGTATCGTCGAGCGTGACCTGCGAATCGCCGTCGCGGGTGGCGACCGAGTAGTAGCCGTTGTCGGCCTTGAGCAGCCCGTCTGCGGCCCAGGAAGGAAACGTCCCTGTCGCCAGCGTCACCACGCCATTGACAACCGTGATGGTGCCCGTGGTGTAGGGGGCCGTAGTTGTAATGTCCTTGACCGGCTTGAAGAAGCTCCAGTCGTGGGCAGCGTAGACCGTCCGCAACCCGTCCTGGATGCAGTCTTCGATGTCCGACGTTTCGCTGTCCGAGTAGCCGCTACGCTGCCCGAACAGAAAGCGGCCAACCCTTGCGAGAAGGTTCGTGTAACTGACCGTCATGGCCGCTGGGGTTGTCATCGTACTGGTCTCCAAAGAACCGAGGGCGGGCGAACCCGCCCCAGGTTCGTGACGTAACGATTACAGCATCTGGGCGCAGGCCCACCAGTCGATGTACATCACGTCCTGTGTGGTGGCCTGGTACTTGACGCCCGCCAGGAAGTTCATGTAGAGCGACGGCCACGGAGTACCGTCCGTCGTCGCTGCCGCGACGCGCGTGACGTACTCGCCGTCCGCGTACACGTCCAGCGTCTTCGTCTGCTGCCGCCAGCGGAAGCCGACCTTGACGTAGGTGTCCGCAACGAGCGTGTGAATGCCCGTCGCGTGAGTTCCGGTCGTTCCGCCAACACGGTCGTAAATCAACAACAGACCGCTCGTTCCCGTCTTGGTGAGCCGGGTGAAACCGAGGAAATCGTTGTTGGCCATGTCAGTTGCGATCGTTCCGGACGGATCGTCGCCAAGCCAGCCGTTGTTGGCCGCCATGCCTGTTCCGCCAAGTCCGATGAAGAAGTCGGTATCGCCGTCGGCGATGCTCGAATACTTGAACCGGCACTCGAAGCACAAGTCCTTGGCTGACGCGTAAATGACGTTGAATGGGCACATCGTCGAGCCCGCGTTGCCGCCAGCCTGGATCACGCAGTCGTCGTTGTCCGAGTTTCCGGCGGTCAAGGAAATCACGCCGATGCCGTTGGTGTCCACCGCAGGCTTCGTCGTCGGAACAGCGGCTTGGATCGAGCCGTCGTCATCCTCAAACGACTTGTAGGTGATCCCGTTCGACTGGTAATAGGCAACGTTGGAGGAGATGGCACACGTCCGACCGAATCCGGTGAAGTCGTCGAACAGTCCGACGACCGGGTTCCCCGACGCCGTGGCTTGGAACGACCCCGCGACGGGCGGAGCGAATCCCTTCCACAGCTTCGGAGAAAACAATCTGGTTTCAAGTTCGTCAAAAAGAATGTTCATTCGTATTCTCCTACGATTTGTTGTTTAGTTGGAACGAACGCCCTATCAGGCGGTCTCGGTCACGGTCGCCGTGCAGTAGCCACGGAAGTTCGCGCGACGATTGAAGCACACGATCTGGACCGAATCGTCCATGCACCGCACGCGGACGTTGCTCATCTCCGGGTGCTGGAACGCCTTCCTCTTGCGCATCTGGCGGCCCTCGGCGTAGTACGCCTTGAACGTGGACCAGTTGACGCCCAGGATGATGCCGTCTGTGCGGGCGTTCGCGCTGGCGGAGTTCGTCCAGGCCGGAACCCAGTTCAGCGGGGTGCCACGGATGTAGACCGTGCCGCTGTGGGCCGCCATGTCGTCGCCGATGTTGTCGTTGCCCAACTGGAGCAACTGACGAGCTTGCGCCAACCGGCTGTGGGTGGTCAGCAGTTCCCAGTCGGAACGCTTCTGATCCACGATATCCGGCCGTTGCACTGGCGGCTCGAACTGGCAGAGGTCCATGCTGTTGATGACCTTCTCCACGAAATCGGCACGATCGACCGTCGTGTAGGGGAACGTTCGGTTCCGCCACTGGGAGTAGGTCGTGCAGGAGATTCCACCGACACCGTTGGAGCCCCAGCCGACCGGCTCGTAGCCGTCGAAACCCTCTTCCGAGTTGTTCTCGCTCGTGCTGTCGTCCGTGGCGGTGATCCACCACAGCAATGACACGGGCGGGAACGGGCTCTGTGTTGGGGTGGACGGGCCAGCGCCGAACATCAGGTCTTTTATGCCGGTGTAGAACGAGGTCATCAGGTCGTTTTCCAACGACTCGATGTAGTCGTAAATCTGCCGGCCGCCGGTGCGGAAGATTTCTTCGTCGATGTCGTAGTGGTAGTTGTTGGTGGTCAAACCCCACTTCAACTCGCCTTCCGCCAGGACGTTCACGCGGGTGGACGAATCGCGGTGGTACAGCCCGACAACCTGGAAGTTGTCGTTCGTGTTCACCTTGACCTTCCACTTGCACATCGACGTACTCATCGTGTCCTTCTTCAGATTTCCGCTGAAGAGACGCGATGCGTACTTGTACTGCTGCAGCGGCAGCGACAAGTCCTGCGCCGCCAGCCGCTCTTCGCCAGCAAACTTCTGGTGAATACCGGCCACAAAGTCGTCAATCTGTTCAATACCGAGTGCCATGTGGCTACTCCTTTATCGTTAGGCTCGCTCCAGTTCCCGGTAGAGCCGATCGGCCTCTGCACGGGGATCTTCCCGTGGGTCTGACGGTCGAGTTACCCCGCCGCCTTGACGGCCGTTGCTCTGCTTGAAAATCTTGCGAGTTCGTTGTTTCAGTTTGTGTTTGTCGAATTCTTCCGAGAACACCATCGGTGCGGCCCGGAGTACGAGCGATTCCATTTCGACATCCCTGCCAAAAGTACGAAATCCTGCTTGAAGCACCTTCGCCTGGGCCAACACAGCTTCACGCTTTTTCAGTTCGTCAGGAGTTTCCTTGCCTGTCGTTCCGAACAGCTTTGGCATGTTTAGCTTGTCGATGGCGTTATCGAACCGCTCCTCTTCTGCTCTGGCGTCCGCTTCGTGGAAACGTGCCTCCAGGGCTTCGAGCCGCGAATCGTAGTGGTCCCGAATCTTCTCCAGTTCGCCGATCAGGTTCTCGTCGAACAGTTCTTTGTCGAGACCAATTTCGTACCTGCCTTCCCGCCTGGAAGGCTCATCCTTGGGATCATCTTTCGGCTCTTCCTTCTTGACGAACTGGCCTTTCTCGTTGCGAGACTTCTCGCCCTTGCCGTCCGATTCAGCCAATGCCTTTCGTCCGGCTTCCAGTGCGCTCTTGTCGAAGAGCCTGAGTGCCCGTTCCAACTCCTCGCGGCTGGCGAAATCGGCGAGTTCTTTTTCGTCGATGCCATACGCGGCTACCTCGGCTTTCAAGTTGTCGTCCAGCCAGGACGCTTCCTCTTTGCCGGCTTCCTCTGTCTCGCCTTGGTCTTCGGTCTTGCCCTTGACCTCAGCGGTATCGTCATCGCCGGAATGTGTCTCGGCGGTGGTTGTTTCCTTCTCGACTGGCTTCTTCGCGGTCGATTGCTCGGCAACGATCTGCGCGTCTGTCTTGCCGACATTCTCGCCGGCGCGCTCCGCTGCCACTTCGGCAACTACCTGTTCCGCGTAAGCCTTCGCGTCGGTTTCCGTTGTCAGTTCTACCTTGCCAGCCATTGGTTAATCTCCAAAACATCCGTCGTTGTCCACGAGCCCTCTCATCGCAAGAAACTCTTTGCGGGCTCGCCTGCTTGTGAATCGCATCTGTCCATTGTCGAGAACCGCTGCCCCCTGGATGCCGTGGCGACGGATTGCTTTCCGCGTCTCGGCGACTTGCGACTTCATTACGCCGCATCCATCGGAAATCAGCGGACTGTGTTCGGTGTACGTGTTGGCGGTCATCGGCGCCCGTTCCAAGAACGAGTCGCCAGGAGCCCCGGCAAGGAACTCTTCCCGCGATACTTGCTCGCCGTTCAGCACGTACATTACGCTGGCCTCCGTTGCATGGCCGATCTTGTCTGCCCATTGATGCTCGACGACTGGCCACCAAGTAAGTCGCGGATCATGGCGTTTGAGCGATTTTCTGCGGTGCCGCCTGTTGACACGTTTCTGCGGACGTTTTCCCTGGTCGTCACAGCAGGAGACCTGATCGTATTCTGGTCGCCGCCAAGCATTGCCGCCGGCGCAGAGAACGTAATGAACCGTTTGAACTCAGGCCGGTTCTTCAGCCGGGCGATCTCGTCGACGATGGCCTCGGCGTCTAGCGAAGCCCCGGACGCCTGGAACATCGGCCAAAGCGGCGCAATCTCTTGGAGCACCTGGAATAGCTCTTGGAGCTTCTGTTCCGGCGTCTTGAAAACCATCGAGTACGGCTCGACGAAAAAGTCGTAGTCTTCAAATTCGCCCTGCCGATTCTCCGGCGTCCAGTCCGACCGGATTTCAATACCGCTATTTCCGACCGGTATTGACGACTGGATTTTCAGCATCTGGTCATTCCACATCAAGCGGCCAAGGTCGAGGATGCTTTCGGACGCAAATGCGACGACCGACATCCGCATGTCAGCGACGTTGCGTGACAACTCGCCGTAAATCATCTGTTCCTGGGTAGCGGTAGATGCCTGCGGACCAAGGCCGCCCATCGCCTGCAGGTTGCCGGCAAAGCGGTCGAACTCGCCCTGCAGGAACGTGGCCATCGCCATGTCGCGCTGGTCGATGCCGCCCATCTCAAACTGCTTGATCTGTTCCGGGCTTTTTCCGCGATACCACCCGTTGCGTTCCGACGTGCGCAGCCGTTCGGCGTCGTCTTCCATGCCGGGCGGGTAGACTTGCACGACCCGGTGGGCATCGGAATCGTCTTCCATCCGCCTGTGCAACCGGTTCTGCTGAAGGTG